GTGTCCGGCTGGCAGATCGGGGACGATGAAAGCGACTGCCCGATCCATCGAGGTTCACGGATTCCGCACGATCCGTCCCGAGGAGCCGGCCGTCGGTTGATTCACAATCCCACACAACCATGGACATCGATTACATCAAACAACACCGCCGCCTGACCCTTGAATTCGGGCGCGGCGAAACCTACAGCTCCAACAAGCCGACGCTCTACGGTCACTCCACTTATGGCCGCGGCTCGGTTCTCGCCGCCCGCCCGCGCCGGGTCTTCCTTGAAAGCTGGGATGACCTCGGCAGCGCCCGGGCCGAACTCAAGGCCGCGAAGGTCCGCTATGCCGACCTTTGCGATGCAGGCGGCTCCACCCACATCCCGGTGAGCGTCATCACAGCCGGTCTTCCCGGCGAGGACATCTAACACCTGAACCTGAGATCCCATGAAATCCGAATCCGAGATCCTCGAAAAGATCCGCAAGCTGCTCCGCCTGGCCGACCGCTCGCGCGGAGCCACCGAGAACGAAGCGAAAGTGGCACTGGCGAAAGCGCAGGAATTGATGACCCGCCACAACATCGACTCGGCGCTGCTCCGCATGGAGCGCGGGGAATCGGGCGGCGCGGGCTTCACCGTCAACAAGGGCAAGGTCGATCTGCCGAAGACCCTCAACCCGGCCGACCTGATGATTCTCTCGATCCTGCAGGCGCACTTCAACGTGAAGACGATCCTGATGCCCGATGGGCGGGGGACACCGGTGGACATCATTGGTGCCGCCGCCGACATCGACTTTGCCATCTATGCCTTCAACTACCTGCGGCAGACATTCTTCCGCTGTTGGAACGAGTTCAAGCGGACCCACGCCAACCCGGACAAGGCATCCTACTACCGGGGCTTGCGCGACGGCCTGAACGCCGAACTCAAAGCGGCGAAACAACGGGCCGAACAATCCTACGCCGCCGACCAGCGCCAAACATACGGACTGGTCGTCGTGGACCAGCAGGCGGTCATCACCCGATACGTCGAGGACAATTACGGCAAGCTCCGCAATCGCAACACCCGGTCGCGCCGCCTGCATTCGGGCAGTTACACCGCCGGTGAAACCAAAGGCCGCACCATCCAAATCAACCGCCCACTTCCGTCATGAAAACTCTCCAACAGAAAGACGAAAAAAGACATGGACGTGCCCGATCAGACGGGCAGATGAGGGATGCTATGACAACAGCATCTATCACCAACAGATACCTCACCAAGGCGATGCAGCAAAGCATCCGCAGTCTTGAACAAAACGGCTTCACCGTTCGGCGCATCCTGCCGGTCGATCCCATGGCCGGAATCCACGCCCGCGAGTTCCGGGCCAACTTCGCCAAGCAAACAAAAATCGGACTGCTGGTGTTCAGCGTCCGGATCGACACCGACGGCAACATCACCAACACCAAACCATAACACCACCATGAACAAACTGTATTGGATCGTCTGCGACGACAAAGAAACCAATGTATTCGAAGGCCGCTATCAGGGCCGCACCCGAGGTGAGGCTTTGAAGTTTCTCAAGCAGTCCATCGGGCGCAAGACGCTCAACGGACTGGTTTTCACCATCACCGAAATCCCCGTGCCACTGATCCGTGAAATCGTCGCGGAAATCCTCGCCGGGGGCGACGGCAACAACGTCGCGCCCGCTGCGAATGTCGTGCCGCTCACCCGTCCGGCGACCGAGGCCAGCCCGGGACGTTACGACGCGTTCGCTGACGCGGCTGAGCCCGAACCAACGCCCGCAGAGGCCACGCCACCCAAGGCGAAGGCATCCAAGCCCGCCAAGAAGGTCGGCAATCCCGGCCACGGTGACGACCACTGGTCGCAGGTCCGGGACTACTGGCTCGAATGCCGCAGCGTGAAGCAGACCGCCGAGCATTACGGACTGTCCCCCAACTCGATCAAGACCCGCAGTCGGAGGGAGGGGTGGGGCAAATGAGCGCGCCCGACTGGACACCGACTGTCGGTGACGGCGCGACCGTCTGCCACTACAGCGACCGGACCGCCTGCACGGTGATCCGCGTCAGCCCCAGCGGCAAGACCATCTGGATGCAGGAGGACACCGCCGTTCTCGACGACTGGAAACCCGAGTTCATCCCTGGCGGATTCGCCGGCCACTGCGTGAACAACGCCGAACAGCGGTATGCCTATCAGTCGAATCCGCAGGGTGCGATCCATCGCGCCAGCGTCCGCAAGGATGGCAAACTCCGCACCACCAACGGCGAACGGGTTGTTTCCGGCCGCCATCACTTCCACGACTACAACTTCTGATGAAGGTCGCAGTCGAAAAATACCGCAAACCCGATGGCTACGCCACGCGCTACTGGTCGGTGTGGGTGGATGGCGAATTGCTCGCCGTCACCCTCTACCGCAAGGGCGCGGAGGCCGTCGCCCGGGCCATCACCAACCCAAATCCATATCCCCATGTCACAACCCTTGAAGATCCTGCCAACCCCGCCGCCACGCCCTGCAAGCCCGCCGCTGGCCTGGCGACCTACAGAACCCGATGACCTTTGCGGACCCGCCGCCACGGTCGCAGCTCGCCTCGTCACTAAAGCCCGCAAGCTCCACGACGATCCTGCCGTCCCGGTGAAGATCCTGCTCTACGGCCCGCCCGGTGTCGGCAAGACCAGCATCGCCGACATGGTGGCTGACGAGTTGGCCGGCACGCGCTTCGCTGTCGAGGAGTTCAACGGCAAGCTCGTCACCGTCGAAACCGTGAAGCAATGGATGTCCAGCCTCGGCACCTGCTCGCTGTTTGGAGTCTATTCCGTTCGCATCATCAACGAAATGGATCGCTGCACGCGGGATGCACAGGACTTGCTCCTGAGCTATCTCGACCGACTGCCACCGGGTCGTGCAGTGATCGGCACCAGCAATCTGCAACTCGATCTCCTAACGGAGCGGTTCCAGACACGCTTCCAGTCGATCAAGCTCGCCGCTCCGTCCACCGAGGAAATTGCAGCCATGCTCCGCCGTCACTGGCCAGTGGATGAAGCGACCTCCTTGAGGATCGCGGTTGGCAGCGGCGGATGCGTCCGGGCCGCGCTGGCCGATCTGGAATCCTGGCTGGATGCGGGCGACTGTTGACAGCGGCAGCCACGGCGATGACGGATGACACCCCAAAAGCCCGCACTCTCGCCAATGGCATCGAAGTCTGGTGTAGCTTCGACAAGCTCGTGCCGGTTGGTGAACTGAAACCCAACCCGCGCAACCCGAACACCCACCCGCAGCGGCAGATTGAACTGCTCGCCAAGAACATCCGCTACTTCGGATGGCGGCAAACAATCACCGTCTCCAATCTCACCGGCCTGATCGTTTCCGGCCACGGCCGCTTGATGGCAGCCAAGCACCTCGGCGTCGAGGTCGTGCCGGTGGACTATCAGAACTTCGCCAGCGAGAACGACGAACTTGCCGTGCTGGTGGCCGACAATCGCTTGGCCGAACTGTCCACGGTCGATCTCAACGAACTCGAAAAAATCGCCAACGAGTGGAAGGCCGCCGACTTCGATACGATTCTCGCGGGCTTCGAGCCTGCCGACATCGAGGGCCTGCTCAATCCGGGCGGCAACGACGATGACGAGGATGACGACGACCGCCACGACAAGGAACTCGACAAGAGCGATGTCACGGTTGCGGTCGGACTCTACCGGTTCCGCATCACCCAGGAGGAATTCATCGCGTGGTGTGACCGCGTGAAACAGGACGCCGGTTTCGACAAAGAAAGTGTGCTCAACGAAATCCGCAGCCGCCTCGGACTATGAACATCACCCTCGAATCCATCGACGCCGTTAGACCATCGACCTACAATCCACGGTCGGCGGTTGCCGAGCGGCTTGACCTGATCGAACTGTCGCTTCGCAAGCTCGGTTTCATCGCCCCGATCTTCGCCGACTCGGACGGCGAGATTCTTTCCGGCCACCAGCGCCACCTCGTCGCATCGCGAATGGGGGCCACGCACGTCCCTGTTTCCCGGACCAAGGCGCTCGACCTCGACCAGCGCAAAGCGCTCAACATCGTGTTCAACCGGGCGACCAACGATTTCGATTTCAACAGCACGCCTGGCAGGGTCACCAGTGAGTTGCAATCGCTGGACATTGAGGCGCTCGCTGCCTGCATCCCCGACAAGGAGGTCGGCAGCGATGGTTTCTTGCGCTGCCTCAAGCCCGCGGAAGTGAGCGTGAAGGATCTCTGCAAGGTGAACTCGGGCCGCTGGATTCAGTATGCCCGCAACCTCGCCCGCACGTTGCATCGTCACGGCATCGTCATGCCCATCGTTTGCCGCGAGGATCTGACCGTCATCAACGGAATCGGTCGTTTGGAAATGCTGGCTGAGAAAGGCGCGGCCTTCGCGCCGGTCGTGTTCGTCACCGAGCAGGAAGCTGAATTCGCCCGAGCCATGATGAATCTGCTCTCGATGGATTTCGACATCCACACGCGCTATGCCGACATGCTCCGCTTTAATTCGTTCCGCCGCGCACGGCGGGTGAGGCGCGAGCTTGGCAACGGATTCGTCTTCGCCACGCACGGCGCGAAACCATGCAAGGACTTCGACATTGGCAAGGCATCCGACCGCACCCGCTGGACCAAGGAGCACGGGACGACGATTCTCGACTTCGGTGCCGGCCACCTGACGGAAACCTTCCTCCTGCGCCAGGCCGGGATCGACTGCACGCCGTTCGAGCCGTATCGGCTTGGACCAGGGGGCATCAACAAGGCGGAGAGTGTGGAACTGGCACGCGCATTTCTCGCAGAGGTGGCGGCAGGCAAGGAATGGACGAGCATCTTCATCGCAAGCGTGCTGAATTCCGTGCCGTTCCGTGAAGACCGCGAGCACATCGCCTGCCTCTGCGCCGCTCTGTGCAAACCGTTCACCAAGGTCTATGCCTGCGCGTCCTCTGCCGGTGAGTCCGGCTGGCGGCAGGTCAATGGCAAGGCGTTCATGAACGAGAGCAACGCGGGCAACATCGCGTTCCGCCTCGACTACGAACCGGGCATCCGCATCGGCGATTTTCAGGACAAGCCCAAGGTCCAGAAGTATCACACTGTTTCGGAGTTCCGCGACCTCTTCGGCCCATTCTTCCGCTCGGTGAAAGTCGATGACTTTTCCAACAACATCAACGCGGCCTGCGCGGCGGCACGTCCCGTCGATCCAGCCCGCCTGCGTGCGGCCATCGAGTTCGAATTCAACCTGCCCTATCCGGACGGCACCCGCATGGAACTCGCGCAATGCGCCATGGACTCTTTCTCCCAACGTCTTCAGATTACCCTATGATCATCCTGCTAGACCTCAACTACACGCTGGTGGCGAACAATCCGGCACGCGGCACCACGCCCGAGCGCATGGAGAAGCGGCTCGCCAACGAGCAATACCGGCAATGGCTGGTGGAACTCGTAAGACCGCACACAGTCGTTCTCATCACCGCCCGCCCGGAAACATGGACGCTCAAAACGCTCGACCACATTGAGGAGCAAACCGGCTGGCGACCTCAGGATGCGTGCTTCGCACCGAAGGGTTGGTGGAATCCACCGGCAATCAAAGAACATCTGCTGAAAAAGGACGTGTTCCCGATTCACGGCGATGACGCCAGCTACCTCGCGATTGAGAGCAATCCTCGGACCCGCGAGATGTATGCGAAGTTCTCCATTCCCTGCTTATGGGTGACGGCGGAAGGCACCTGCCTGACAGAAGGAACGCGGATCGTCAAACGCCTGCCGCGTTGACATCCGCCACGCGGGCATGAGTGAAGCCCAACGTGACGAGGTGATTCCACGCGGAGCCTGGCAGTTCGATCAGGAAGTGACCGCAGTGTTCGACGACATGCTCCAGCGGAGCATCCCGCAATACAACGCGATGCGGATGGTGACCTTCGAAGTTGGCCGGCGATTCGTGCAACCCGGCACCGCCATCATCGACATGGGATGCTCCCGCGGCCAGGCGCTGCTGCCGTTCGTCTCAAACTTTGGCGCGGCCAACGATTACATCGGCCTGGAAATCAGCGATCCGATGATCGAGGCGGCGCGTCAGAACTTCACCTACCACCCTCACGGCAATCGCGTCAGCATCCAGTCTGCCGACCTGCGCCACGAGTTTCCCGGTGTGACCTCCAGCCTTGTGCTCTCGGTGCTCACCCTGCAATTCACCCCCATCGAATACCGTCAGCAGATCGTGCGACGGGTGTTCGAGTCACTGGCTCCCGGTGGAGCTTTCATCCTGGTAGAGAAGGTTCTCGGTGCCACGGCGAAACTCGATGAGGCGTTCGTGAATCTCTTCCTCAACATCAAGCGGGAGAACGGATATTCCGAGAGCCAGATCGACCGCAAGCGGATGTCACTCGAAGGCGTGCTGGTTCCCGTCACCGCACGCTGGAACGAGGAACTTCTCCATCAGGAAGGTTTCACATCGGTCGATTGCTTCTGGCGGCATCTGAACTTCGCCGGATGGGTGGCGGTGAAGCCATGAGCAATCCACGATCTCACGACGAAGCGCGGCAAACTCTCGCCCCGGACATCGCCGAGAAGATCCTCGATGCCGATTTCCAGAACATCGTCAAGAAGGTCGCCGCTGGAAAGCCGCTCACGGTTGCCGAACGCACACGCATCGAATCCCGGGCGGCGGGCATTGCGGAAACGCTGGCCTACACCAAGACACTCGTGGAACTCGCTGCCGTACTTGGCGTTTCCCGCCGCACGCTTTCGACTTGGCAGAAGATAGACGGCGCGCCCAAGGCTTTATCTAACGGACTCTGGCCGGTGGCCGATTGGCGCGAGTTCGTCAGGATGCGCGGATTGAATGCCGGACGCGTGCCTGTCGGCAACGAGGAGGCGCTCAAAGCCCGGAAGCTGTTGGCCGAAGTGGAGGAACGTGAGCTGCGAATCGCGGTGAAGAAGGGCGAATACGTCCCACTCACCAAAGTTCGCGAGGAATGGATCGGCCTGGTCGCCCAGGCGTCATCCATCTTGCGGGCAAAATTCGAGAATGAGCTTCCGCCCGTCCTTTCCGGACTCGACGCCACCGGCATCCAGCGGGAATGCCGCCGCGCCATCGACGAAGTCCTGCGCTGTCTCCACGAAGGCTGATGGGGTGTTGACGTTGGTGGCAAGGGCATGAGTGTTCTCAAGGAAATCTGGCGCGAGGCGTGGCAACCGCCCGACCGTCGCCCCGCTTGGCAATGGTGTGAGGATCACATAGAGGCCATTCCCTATTCGCCCAATCCCGGACGCTTCCGGTCGGAGAACTCGCCGTGGATTCGCGAGGTCATGGAATCATTGGTCGATCCGCGCATTCGCCTGGTCTCGATCATTGCGTCGGTGCAGTCATCCAAGACCACCGCGCCTGAGCTGACGCTCTGCTACATCATTTCCAACCTGCCGGGACCCGCCCTGTGGCTCGACCAAACTGACGAGGATGCCCGCGATTATTCCGAGTCGCGCCTGCAGAAGCTCTTCGACCAGTGCGAGCCGGTCGCACGGCTCATGCCCACCGGCGTTCACCGCCACAAGCGCAAGAATAACGCGATCCAGTTTACCAACGGCATGACGCTCTGGATTCTCGGGGCGCACAACAAGACCAACCTCCAGCGCCGTTCGATCCGCTGGTTGATCGGTGATGAAACCTGGCGCTGGCCACAGGGGCACATGGCGGAAGCGGAGGCCCGCGTCACTGCCTTCGGCTGGCTCGGCAAGTGCATCTTCATGAGTCAGGGCGGCGAGGAAGAAGACGACACCCACCGCAAATTCGAGATGACCGACCAGCGCGAATGGACGTTCGCCTGTCCGGAGTGCCATCACCGTCAGCCGTTCAAGTGGGAGTGCGTGGAGTGGAGCAAGTCGGCCCGCGATGAATCAGGCGAATGGGATTTCGATGAAGTCCGGCGCACCGCCGCGATGCGCTGCGAATCGTGCAACCACTACTTCAACGATGGCGAGCGCACCCGGCGCGAACTCAACGCCACCGGTGCCTTCGTCGCCAAGAATCCAAAGGCATCGAAAGAAAACGTCGGCTTTCACTGGAACGCCCTGTGCGCGATGAGCTGGGGTCAGTTGGCGGAACTCTACTTGCGGGCGAAGGCGGCGGCGCGGAAAGGTGACGTATCGTTGCTGCAACAGTTCTATCAGAAGCGCCTCGGTTTGCCGTGGCGGGAATACGTCGAGGATTACAAACTCGAAATCGTCAAATCCGGCTACAAGCGGGGCGAGACGTGGGAAGAGGAAGGCGCGATTGATCCGAAGACCGGCAAAATCCTCGCCGCGCCGCTGCCCGAGCGCGCCGGCCTCATTCCGCTGCGTTTCATCACGGTGGACTGCCAGATGGATCACCTGTTCGTCGTGGTCCGCTCGTGGTCGGCGGAGGGATCGAGCCGCCTCATGTGGAATGAGCGCATCCTGACATTCACCGACATCGACGTGTTGCAGGAGCGGTTCGAAGTGCATCCAAGTCTCGTGTTTCTCGACGCCGGCTATGCGACCTACGACGTCTATCGAGAGTGCGCCAAGCGGGGATGGGTGGCATTGATCGGCGACCGCCGCCCGGTCTATCCGCACAAGGGACGCGACGGCAAAACCGTTCAGCGGTTCTACTCACCCAGGCGAAAGGTGGTGTTGTCGCATCGCCAACACTGCCACGTTCACTATTGGAGCAACCTCAACATCAAGGACACTCTCGCCCGTCTGCGTCGCAATCAGGATCCGGCTCAGGGGCCAACATGGGAAGTGCCCGACGACATCGACGACGACTATCTCGCCCAACTGGAAAGCGAGCAACGCATCAAGGAAAAGGGCCAATGGATGTGGAAGCAAATCGGCTCGCGACCGAACCACTACTTCGACTGCGAGGCGGAACAAGCCGCTGCCGCGACCATGCTCAAGATCGTCGGACGGGAGTCCATCGCTGCTGCCCCGGTTGACACCCCGGACGGGGAGTTATGAAAACCGTCACTATCCTCCGCTTCCTCACCTTCCTTGGTTCCGGTCTCACCACAATGGCCGCGATTGACCTCTCGGGCATCGCCAACCTGCTCGACGCGGACAAGGCGCAATACCTGCTCATCGCTGGTCCCGCCGCGCTGGCATTGAAGGAACTGGTTGTCGTTCTTGGCGACCTCTTCGACGACGGCAAGCCCAACAAATCGTTCAAGGTCGGGCTGTTCTGCTTCGCCATGGCGGTGCTGACCGTTCCGTTCCTCGCCTCGTGCGCCACGCCCCCTGCGGTCACTGGTGAATTCATCAGCAAGGACGGACGCATCCGGGTTCATCCGGACGGTCGCGTCGAAATCGTCGTGGAACCCCTCACCGCCAAGTAAGCCATGAACTCGTTCAATGAATGGTTCGCCGCTCAGAAGTTCCGCCACTTCGGCGCGGGCGAGTTCACCAGCTACTTCGCCCGCGAGCGAAACGGCGTGAAGAACGGCCCGCCACCGAGGCGGTTGTGGAAGAACATCGTTCCGACACTTCGCATCGTGGACGAGCTTCGCGAATCATTCGGCAAGCCGTGTCGCATCCTGAGTTCCTATCGTGCCCCGGCTTACAACAAGACGGTCGGTGGTGCCCCGCTCAGTCAGCATCTTGAGTTTACGGCTCTCGACATCGCTTTCGACGGCATCAGCCCGCAGCGAGTCTATGACCGCCTGCTTGAATGGCGCAAGGCGGGCAAGTTCATCGGCGGCCTCGGCCTCTATCCATCGTCCGGTTTCGTCCACATCGACACGCGGGGACGCAACGCCACTTGGAAAGGCAACTGATCCATGGCCCGCGGACTCTTCATCACCGGCTTCACGATTTCCGAAGTGCTCGCGATCCAGCAGCGGGCGAAGGAATTTCTGATCGAGGGCAAAACCCTCATGACCTGGAACGAGGCGGGCAGCTCGGCATCGAAGCAGTTCACCATGCCGGTCGATCAGGTGCTTGAGGAATGCGGCCATGCGCTCCGCGTGCTTGATCCTGCCACCTACGGCAAACCCCGTATCGCCGCTGCTTCCTTCATCTCCGGCTATCTCCCGAAATGAACCGCCTCAAGCACATCGCGCACCTGCTCTTGCCACCTATTTTCGTGCCGAAGGCATGGGGCTCACCATACGAATCGGTAAACTGGTCTCCTCGTCGCGGGAGTGTGCCGGGCGCGTCACCAACCGACGCCCGCAACGAACTCACGCCGGGCGTCCGCACGGAGTTGGTTCGCAAGTCGCGATACATGCACAAGAACAGCGGTTTCGTGCGGGAGCTTGTCGCCAACATGGCGATCTATTCGACTGGCGACGGCATCCGCGTCCAGGCGCAATCACCCGATCCTCAGTGGAACCGTACCGCAGAAGCCTATTTCGCGATGTGGTCGCCTCGCTGTGAAGTTACGCGGCGGTTTTCTTTCGAGGAATGCCAGGCCCTGGTTTGTCGCGGCATGGACATCGACGGCGAGTATTTCATCCACAAGACCCGCGACACCCAAGGCGAACCACGCATCCAGTTGATCGAATCCCACCGCGTAGGCGACCAGTTCGGTTCACAGGAAACCATCGACGGAGTCGGCCTCGATGCGTGGGGCGCACCGGTTTTTTATCGGACGTTGGAAGACAACAGCAAACACCGTGATTTACCAGCCGCGTCGGTTCTCCATATCCACGAACCCGAGTGGGCCGGCGGTGTCCGCTCTCACCCGACGATCCAGCATTCGATCAATCATGTGCTCGATGAAATGGAATTGCTAGCTCTCGAAAAGCACGCAGTGAAGGACAATGCCGACGTGTCTCGCATCCTCAAGACGGCTCGTGGTGAGATCGACGACAACGGTGACTTCGTGGTCGGTGGCGCGGCCGGCAGTGATTCCAGCGACCCGGTTTCGTTGCAACGCATCGTCGGCGGCAAACTGGTGGCACTCAAACCCGACGAGTCTCTCGACAGCTTCCAGTCCAATCGGCCATCACCGACCTTCACCGGTTTCCTGGAACATCTGCGGCGTGACTCCGCGCTCGGTATGATTCCCTTCGAGTTTGCAGCGGATTCCAGCAAGGTCGGTGGCGCGGGTGTTAGATTGATTGTCGCCAAGGCGGATCGCCGCTTCTCGTTCCGCCAGATGATTCTCGAAAGCCGACTCATCAAACCGATCTGGGCCTATGTGATCGGCGATGCCATTGCCCGCGGATTCCTGCCACCGGTGGCAGGCTGGTGGAAGATCAGCTCCGTTCCTCCCAAGCGCGTGACTGTGGACGCCGGACGCGAGGCGCAACAAAACCGTGCCGACGTGGAAATGGGCCTGAAAACCCTGTCGGATCATTTTAACGAACAGGGTGCCGACTTTGGCGAGGAAATCGAACGCCGCGCCAGCGATGCCAAGCTCATCCTGGATACAGCGGCGAAATACGGAGTGCCGGTGGACATGCTCTGGAAACCGAATGGCATGCCTGTCACTCTGCCCGAGCCGGAAGAGCCACCGCCTGGTCGTTGACACCGCCATCCGGGCGTGAACCCGGTAATTCAACATCGCGAGTGGCTGATCCAACCTGAAGCGCTGCAATCCATGGCCGCATCGTTGCGGGGACTGGTGGATCGCGGCGGATTCCTCCCGAAGCAGGCATCCGAAAGCCCGCTGCTCACCATCGAGGACGGCATCGGTGTGGTCGCCATCGAAGGGCCGATCCTGCGCAAGCCCGACCTCTTTGCCCGAATCTTTTTTGGTGCCACCAGTTCCGAAGACATCGGCGAGGCTTTACGTGAGGCGGGGGAGCGCGACGACATAAAAGCGGTGTTTCTCAACATCGACTCGCCTGGCGGCACCGTGGCCGGCACGCCGGAACTCGCAGCGGCGGTGAAGGCTTTGAATGGAAGCAAGCCCGTCTATGCGTTCTCGTCCGGCCTCATGTGCTCGGCGGCCTATTGGATCGCCAGCCAGGCCCGCGCCATCTACGCCACGCCATCCGCTCAAGTAGGATCCATCGGCGTGGTGCAAGCGGTGATCGACAACACCGCCGCGCTCGATAAGGCGGGGCTCAAGGTCGAGGTTTTCTCCGTCGGCAAATACAAAGCGATGGGTGCGCCCGGCACTCCGCTAACAGACGACCAGCGCGAGTTGATTCAATCGAACCTCGCAGAGATCGCGGCCGAGTTTCATGACGCGGTGCTTTCTCGTGGCCGTGCCATTCCAGCCGAAGCCATGGAAGGCCAGACCTTCAGCGGCAAACAGGCTCAACGCCACAACCTCGCGGGCATGGTGTCGGATCGTGCGGACGCGATGCGCCGCCTCCGCGTCTATCACGCATCGGTTGACACGGCATCACGGTCGATGAAGACCATCGAAGACGAACTCGCCGAAGCCCGCACCCAGGTCACCAACCTGCAGCGGGACCACCAAGCACAAACCGA